GTATTCTGATCTACAGAAACAATACGCGATGGGATACCACCAATCTTAGCGACGTCATTGGCTACGTGAACTAAATCTCCACGTTGAACAACGAGGTTTTCTAGGTCCATGTTCACAGTAAAGTGTTCACTTCGTAGTACACCTTGCGCCATCATATAGCGACCATATTTCCACGCTTGATCGGGATTGGTGATACCAAACGTCTCTAGTGTCTCAAAGTTTGTCGCATTATTTTCATCATACCCGTCGTTATAGACGATTCGTTCTTCTTTCTGCCAACTAATCTCAGGAGCGTTCTCAACAATAACACTCGACTTTTCACCATTAATAAAGGTGACCAAGAAAGCGTGAGGCGTGTCAGCGAAAGTACGCGAACCTTTGAAACCCCATGAGTTAGCTGGAGTAATTAATTGGCGAGGAGTTGTGCGCTCTTCATCTAACAAAACACCATACTTACCGCTAGTCGTGAACATCATAGCCGCATGGCCAGTTGATAGAACGGAAGAAACTAACTCTTGTACAGTTGTCTTATAATCAATCACAAAGTTAGCATAATACTTATGTTCTTCGCAGAACTTGGCAAACTTAATAAAACTCGGCCAATCAATAAGTTCATCTTTAATCGGTTTCCGATTCGCTTCACTCGTTAATATGTCTAAAGCGATCCATGCTGGATTACTCGTCGCTTCAGTGATAAATGTTTTACCATCTTGTGTAGTACGTAATACCGATGTGGCGATGGCGTTCAGGGTTTGAACAGTACCAGAGAGTTTCTCTGATGCAGTAACGCGCATCTCAAGCATCGTATGTTTTCGATTAAGATTGACAACAGATCCGTCTTTATAAGACTTGATCATGGTTACTGCCATATCTTCAATAATACGATTACTACCGTTGTCTGGACTACCTTTAATAATTCTAAATTCAAATTCACCTACATCTGGCGGCACGATTGAGATTACCGCAACAAAGCGTTGGTTAGTAGAACCTGACATACCAATACGTTGGTTCTGATCGCCAGTCCAGGCCTTACCGTCGTAATAACGGAAGAATTCAGGAGGCGGAGGATCTTGTTGCTCCCAAGCGTTAATACCTTTAAATGAGGAGGCTGGCACATCACGCCAAACGGTTTCACCAACTAGACGATATTGAGCGTTAATATAGACGCTATGGCCTGTGGCATTACCTTGATCATTAATATAACATAGACCTCGTGGGAATGTTAAATCAACGTCAAACGCTGTGGTAGATTGTTTACTTCGAATGATTAATTCTGAACCTGATTTTAGGACATAACTAAACTGATCGTAACCTACTCTATTCGTAAGAAACGTGGTATTAGTTACTAAACTATCTCGGTGCCATATCAGTTCAGGACTAAAGGTCTCGGCTAAAGTATCGCCAATCTTTAAATCGGTAACGCTAATATCTCCTAGACCGAAGTCATAGAGCGATGAAACTGTGGAAGATGTACCAACGTTAGTCACCAACGGATTAGCGGCTAATTGTGGAAATACCTTATGTCTGCCATAGATTCTCGCAACAGGTGCATACTTACGCATGCCATTTGATTGACCGCCAAGACTATATGTTGGTGAGTCAGTAGTGCCACTTCCTGCACTACCGCCATTACTTGTATTAGCGGATGGAGGCGGAATGAGAGCGCTAACGGCCATCATACCGACCATCGACACGCCCATAGTTACGAGCGAGGCGCCGATACCACCAGCAGCAAGGCCCATACTGGCGGCAAGCGGTGCAGCCACCATTGGCGCAAATACCGCGACAGCGACCATTAATGCAGCGCCTAGTACACCACTTTTACCGCCGCCTCCGCCTTTCTGTGGAACGATGGCCAAGAGAATACTATCGCCTTCTTGAATCCAAAAGTTCTCCGGTTCATCCACTCGCATGCCATGATTAAAGGCAACTAAGTACCCGCGCAGATCTTCAGGAATGGCGCGCTCTACTAACTCATGAATGGTTTCACCAGGCACAGCGATGATCGAAAGATTATGTACGCCTGAAGGCGATAAAAGTCTAGCAAGTTGTTTCTGTTGCGTCTGTGGTGCATCTAATACTTCTAATTCATCCATCATATCTAAATACTCCAGTCAGACGATGCTTCCAGTTAACATTAGACAAGTCTTCTATACATGACTGTCTACCCTTGAGACTATGAAGAAACTCATGGTCATTCAACATAATACCGCAATGGACCTCAAGGCCCATGATTCGAAAGGTAACTACATCACCTTGTTTAGGTGTATCTACTTTACGCCAAGCAGCGCCTAAACTATGTTGGGCGCTTTTAATAGCGATATCGGCTACTGCCTCGTTATCTAATTCAGAATACATATAGGTTGGCAAGGTCTTGTTTAGAACCTCTTTAGAATAAAGTTTAGCGATGCCATAACAATCAGCACCATCAAATGTTTCGCCACACACTACATAAGGTATTCCTATGAATTTAAGGATGCTCATCCTAACTCCTTTGTAAATGACTTACCATAACCCTCTTGTGAAGGGTTACAGTCAATCATCTGAATAATCCTGGAAAATGCACAGGGTCATAAGTCTCCGCTGGGAAACCAACTGACATTGTGTTAAGTACTTCTAGGTCACCAGTGATGGTGAGTGCGTCATATTGGACGCCTCGTAATGTTAGAAAATCTAGTCGTTTTTCTACAATATCTGGGTAAGCGCTACTGATCAACTCGACAGTTAACACCGGCGGAATAGCCTGTCCTCGTATTGCCTCTATAATCTCATTTGAAACGTTAGAGATTACTAAAGACACTCGTGGCAATTTTTCACCGTCATCTGAAGGAAGATTAAGTTTAAATGGAAACGGTTGATATGTGATTCCATTGCTTATGATCGATTCGTTATTATTAACTAAATAGAGAGGCGGATTGCCAAGTGTTTCAATGGTCAATAGATACAACCAAGCCACTGGTGAACTAATGGCTTGGATATCTCTTTGATTTTCTGGATGGACTAGTACTGTCATAGTGTAGCCCAACTTGGCATTTGTTCCCACTTCATCGATGCTTCAAACACATTACGATCTATCCACTTGATGATAGGAGGTGCTGTCACTCGTACAACAATCTCTAAGCCATCTTGTGGACGTTTAATACGTGTAGGTAAAACGCCACCTTGCTGTGAAACTCTAAACCATTCAACGAAATCGTGATACTGAGCTGCCTTTAGTGTAAGAGTTGTTTCAATAGTTCTTACTAATCCAGTAGTACGTCTACGAACCTTTACTTCCATATCGTCCATAGCGCTACGAATGGTATTGGCAGCGTACGACTCGTTCCAACTTTGCATACATCCATCTATTGATGACGGACGTGGCGCAATGCTTATTGACATAAATTACTCCTTTATTGCGCTGCGCGAGTTAAACCGTAAGAGGTACGCATAGACTTATCCATAGATCCTGATCCAAACATTTCTTTAACCTTCTTCTCAATCATAATGTCAATCTGTTTAGATCCATCTTGATTAGTGGTTTCTGCGGTAGTCACGGTTGTATCAGCGTTATTGTAAACGTTAACTGTGGTTGGAGCCGCAGTGACGCCTAGTTTACCATCGCCACCTCTTTTAAGAGGCATAATGGCTTCAGGACCAGATTCGCCCATAACCCCAATGCGACCTTGAGTTGCGCCAAAGACGCCACCTGTAGCGAACTTAAACACTTGAGGTGAGGTAGAAACGTCGCTCATACTAGCGCCACTGGCACCGCCAAATAGACCGCCTAACCATGAACCAAATCCACCACCACCGCTTCCAGCGGTTGCGCCTGGTAATGAATTCTTAATACTATCCATTAGCGGTTTCATGATGGTCAATTGAACAATCATCTTAGCGATATCTTTGAGAACAGATTCAGTAAACTTCGAGAATGAGAACTCAGCTTGACCTAACGTGTCAATAAAGTTATTAACAGCGTTCGACGCGTTACGATCAATAGCGTCAGTGATCCCTTCACTCATCTTCTTGAGTTCAAGATTAACACCTTCAACTTCAGCCTTCAATTTCTCGGCCTGTGTAGCGTTCAGTTTACCTTCAGCCAAAGCCTCATCAATCATTTGTAACTGAGTGGCAACATCTTCAGCAGCCTTAGCAGAGCCATTGATTTTCTTAGTTAGATCGTAGAACTTATCAGTACCTTTGCCGAGCGTATCTTGCAATTGTTCTAAATCTTCTTTATATTTCTTAAGAATGACTGGATCGGTTGTATCGAGCATTAACATCTGCATGTAAGCGATCTTCTCAGTTAACTGAGGAACGCCATCTTGCGCCTTTTCAATTCCTTGGCGCCACTGTTCGAATGGATCTCCAGCGGCTTTAAGTTTATCTATCTCTTCTTGTAAATGAGTAATCATCTGAGGATTAGTCTCAGTGGATAGAAGCTTGTACATATAAGCTAGCTTCTGATTCACCATCCCTAGATCTTCTTTGAAGTTTTGTAAACCTTCTACAAAAGACTTCCACGCGTCACGACCGGTTTTAGCGGCATTCTTTGCCGGATTGGCGAAATTCTCAGTAAATCCTTCACCAGTCTTCTTCGTGGCGCCAGCGATATCGTTCATCTGGAGTTTCGTGAGAAGTAGGTCTGATTTTAATACTTCTAATCCTGATGTATCGAAGCCAAACGCCTTCTTAACAGCGATACCCGCATCAATCGCGGCAATACCAATATCAACAAAGAGATTCTTAACAGCTGTCCAATTAAGAACGACCACACCGGCGATCGCTACTATTGCGGTAAACGGGTTAGCCAATGCAGCGGCTAACATCGCTCGCGTGTACATCAAAACAGCTTCGAGTAATGGTCCTGCGAACACGATGGCTAACAACTCCGCAACCTTTATAATGTCATCCATACTAGCCGCAACGTCTTTAGAAAATGCGATTAGATTTCCAAACACATAAGTAGCCACCTGTCCGACCTGTTCTAAGGCAACAGTAATCTTTTCATTGATCTGAAAGGCCTTTGCGAACTCTACCTTAAATTGTGTAAATTGATTGTTGATTACATTTAAACTCTGTGAGATACGACGCGGTAAATTACCAAAAGACTCAGAGATCTTACCATCACTATCTTTCAAAGCGTCAACTAGAATCTGTGAGGTAACTTTACCTTCACCACCCATCTTACGTAACTGACCAATGGTAATGCCTAAAGATTCGGCAATTCGGTTGGCAACTGTCGGTGCACGCTCTAACAGTGAGATCATCTCGTCACCACGTAACGAGCCTGAGCCTAACGCTTGTGAGAATTGAAATACTGCACCAGAGGCTTCTTCAATGGAGCCGCCAGTGGCACCTAATTTCAAGAAGTTCTCAGTAACCTTTTGAATCTCTTCGTTAGACGAACCTAACGATTTCATACCAATAGACATACGACGCATCGCATCGGCGGTCTGTTCTAACGGTAAACCTAATGAGTTTGACGTCTCTTGAACACGCATCATCATATCAGCGGCGCGCTCGCCACTTCCAAGAACCGCTTTAAACGATCCTTCTAACGACAACATTGCTTCACGAGTTTTAGCGAAACCTGCAATGCTATTAAACGCGTTTGAGACTAACGCCATACCATTTGACAGGGCAGTAGTGGCTACGTTAAATTTTACCATCGCACCTTGAATACCAGTAAATTGGGACTCAACGGCCTTTGACGCTCCGCCAAACTTCTCTAATTCTTTTGTGGCTTGCGCCATACCGGCGGTAAACGCTGCGGTTTGTGCTTCTAGCGTGACGACTAGTGCGCCAACGTCATTATTTCCAGCCATTACTATCTCCTTCTCTTATACCCACCACGGATAGCCATACGGCCGGCTTCTTTATACAATTCTGTCTTCATACCTTGAACCATTAACTCAGCGATCTCACGTTTGTGTAAAGCCCAGGTCTGGGCGATACCTGTACCAGCTGAATCAAAGTTACCTGAAGATGCGGACACCTTTGTGCCATCTTTACGGGTGTAGGCTTTTCTACCTACATCCAAAACTTTATAGTATTGGCGACTGTTCAGTCCAACCTTTACTTTGTTATTGCCCATATACTTCATAGTAATGGACTTGCGAAGGAGACCTTTCTCTCCTTTAGGCGCAGCACGCCTCATGAACGTGCGCAAACGGGAGCCAGCCATCCTGACTCCTGCTCGCACAATATTCTTATTCACCTTCTCAGGCAAGACTTTCATCGCCTCTAGTAGAGAATCAAGTCCATCTAATTGATAACCACTATCTTCTTTTGAGGTATCATAACTCATTTAGTTAGTCCTTTCACAAGATCATCTGGGCTACTGAGAAGGTTTTTCTGACCACCGAGTTTCTGGGCAGTCTCATGTTCTTGCGCCTTACGCTGATAGAAATATATCCAACCAAGATATTCGGTGGCTGGCATCTTTTCCTTCAGTTCATAGAGCGGAAGTCCAAGAGTTTCCGCTAGACTGTAGAGGCCAAATTCGTGGTCGCTAAGGGCTTTCCCGCTGTGTCACCACTTAGGCCTGTAACTTCAAGAACGGCCTGCATTAGTTTAATATATTCACCGAGACCTAGGTTATTCACGGATTCACCTATAGGTTGACCATTCACGAAGATAGATTTTTTAACCAACGCCATTTGGAAATCTTTAGGCGACTTCTCCATCAAATCAATGATTGGAAATAGTACACCAACGGTTGGTTCACGTACTTCATATGTACCGCTTTCTAATACTACTTGTGTTGTTTTCATGTATGCTCTCACTTTTAACGGCTCACCAATTAAAAGACTACGGAAAGTAGGGTGAGCAACTACCTTGTCGGCTTTCGCCTATCCGTGTCAAAAGTTTACTACTCTAATCCACTCATAAGAATGGACTAGATAGTTTACCTTACACTGTTGGTGTAACGAAACGATGTACTGGCTTAGATGCCAATGTGGCTGTACCGTTAAACGCGATAGCGCCATCTAATGGGAGATCCCATGTCAATTGGCTAACAGCTAAAGGCGCAATGATGAAACCGTTTGAAGGTAGTTCAATACGGATCATGCGTGTTAAACCATCTTCTGCAGCGGCTAACAGTGCTGGGTAATCTTCAGCAGTAATATCTACATAACCACCGAATGTTAGAGTACCAGCCTGAACTACAACAGAAGGAATAGAAGCAGTTGGATCGCAGTAT